CCGCTGCTTTTTCGTTAGTAGCCAATTCCATATAAAGCGCACCATAAGCGGGTGTCTCCATGAATTCCTCAACATACTCGGGCTTCTTAATAAATCTTCTACCATCTTCAGACTTAATACCATATGATCTAATAATAATATCCTTGAGAATATTAACAAGTGCAGCTGTATCCTGAGCTTCTACGAGCTTGTCAATCATTGCCTTAAATCCGCCCTTTACACTCAATTCCATATCTGTAAGTTCTACTTCTGAAAGATTGAAATAGAAGTCCTCTGTTCTTTCCACGTCATTATAATCGGTATATGTTATTGTCTTCTTATACATAATTTTGGTCTCCTTTTAAAAATAATAAAAATAAGGGGCCAGCCGAACTGAATACCCCAAAAAATATAAATTGATTTTATTAGCCAGCAGCCATGAGGTCCATAATCTCTTCAGGGAGAGGAAGTCTAGAAGCAGCACCAGCTGTCTTAGAATAATACTCACCTTCGGAGAAAGTAGGAGCGACATTACCAGTAACGGCAATATACTTGCCAGTACCGTCCTTTGTGTAATAATTAGCATAATTCGTCGACCAGTCTTCAGGAACTGTTTCGAGCTCTGTGTACGTATCATCACTTCCCTCGAGAATAGCAAGAAGCTTCTTATACTTTGCCTCATCTGTCTTTGTAGAATCGATAATTACATTAGCTGTAGGCCTGAACCCCTTAACCGGAACAGGAGTTGTTGTAACTTCCCAAGAGAAATTAATAGCCTCAGGAGAATCATTAACCGTAGAATATCCCTTCTGAGTGGTTGAAGCACGGCAACCATAAATGAGGTGGATCTTCTCACCATAAGAATCACCTTCCGAGTCGTTACCAAGTCTTGTTCTATAAGCAAAACCGAAAGACTTTCTTTCCTGCTGTCCGATACTTACACCCTTAGCGATATCTGCTGAACCGTCACATACACCGAACTCGTCAGGATATGTATAAGCCTCAATTGTACATCCGAATTCCTCTGCGGAATACAGATTCAAATACTTAATATTATCTGCATAAATAGGTGAAGCCTCTGCTCCAGAAGGAGACTCAGTTACGGCTGTAAGACCATTCCAAGCGACACCCTCGCCATATGAACCGCCATCATTAACGAACAAAATACCATGATCGACACCTGTCTCGTAAAACTTTTCGCCGATCTGATCCCAAAGCAATTTAGCCATTTGTTTGTACCTCTTTCTGTATTAATGTTATCACATCATGGTAAAAACCATCTTTTACATAACTAGCAGAAAGCCTAGTCATCGGTATTTGAAGTATCTTCTTTATCGCCGGATGATCAGGGCTTTTGCTAATCACTATTATTTTGTATGTTGTATAATCCAAATATTTAATATTATCGGCTTTTATATCATTTATATAAGTACGATTATATACAATACAAGGAAAATTCATTTTTTGACCCTCGGGGGGATTATAATAGACATTTTTAGATCCTAAAATATCATGTAATTCTCTACTAAGAGTATATCTATTCTTCGCCATTATAAACACCCCCAAGAGTCAATATAAGTCTTGGGTATTGGACATCTACATTAGTTACTGTCCATTTTGTACCCATAAACGTCGCGTAAACTATATTATGGAAGTTTTCAAAAGCGTAAGGATCGCCTACTATACTTAAAGAGTTATTACATTGAGGAGTCTTTATAGTGGTGTTTTCGCCGTTAACCATTCTCGATGTGTTTTTTATAACATCTCCATAATGTTTATGCGGTGTTATCTTATCCTCCCAAATATCAGTGTCTACCTCAACGGTTTCTCTATAACCAATATTTCCGCAATACTTACTCATTTTGATTTTCTCCTATTAGCCTTCGGATGATGCAGCTGTGAACTCCAAAATGATAGCAGAGAACGGCTTTGTAAGCATACCAGAGAGTCTTGTCTCCAACAGATATGTATACTTGTTGTAATCAATATCGAAATCGTCGAAGAGTGTTGTCTCGCCACCCTTATCCATACCGATTGTATAGTCTGCAAGGTTAACGATGATACCAGCAAGCTCGAAAGTCTTCTCTGTCTCTTCACCCTCGTCTTCAACTCTTGTGATGTTGTCGAACATAGGAACTTCTGTAAATCCACGAACTCTCATAGCTGTGGACAGAGATGTCTCAGAATCGTAAATCCTTCTGCCCATAGAATCCTTAATAAGGAGCATCTCAGCAAGTCTAGAAGGACCTGTGTAGAACTTAGGTGAACCAGAACCCTTGTAATCTACACGAGCTCTAACTGCCTCATCAATAAGGAGTTCAGCCTTATCGGCAGCTGTTGCATTGGAAGGAACCTCAATAATTCTTCTATATGCGAATGTAGCAGAAGAAATATTATGACCATTAAGCTGAGAATCGTAACCAACAAGAGGAGAAACATCCTTGTAAATCGGGATAACCTTCTCTTCCTTGATCTTGTGAGGATCTGAGTTAGCTCTGCCATCACCAACAAGGATAGCTCTTGCAATCTCTTCCTTAAGCTTAATTCTCATCTCGGACTTAACCCAAGCTACTACATCGAGATCTGTAATATCGAGAATATCATCTCTATCAAACTTCTGAAGCTTGTAGATTGTCTGAGGAGTTACCTCTCTCTTAAGGAGACCGAACTGCTCCTCATCCTTCTTTTTGCCCTTTACATATCCAAGAGCTCTTGCTTCATCCATTGTAATATCAGCAGCGATAGTCTTGAGTCTGGACATAGGACTCTTATGAACAGAATTCATTACATCGGATACCCACTCCTGGTCATCATTAATGATCTGGGGTTCCTTATTGAGAAGCTTTGCCTCAGGAAGCAAATAATCAATATTAACAATACCATGTGCAAGGAATGTATCCTTAAGGCTTGCCTTGTTATTTACAGCTTCCTGGAAAATGGACTCAATCTCGGAATGAGAAAGTGTATCGTTCTGCTCTTCACTTGTTTTATCAAAAATGTTCTTTTTCATTTCATCGTCTCCTAAATCATCATGTTCTGCTTCGCCACCCTGATCTTCGAGAGCGGCACCTATCAAATAATACATAACGTTCTTCTGCTCTTCACTCATAGAGTCAAGAACATCCTGTATAGTCTTATCGTTCTCGGCCATCTTCTGGTCCTCCTTATCATCTGAATGTTCTACTTCCTCGGACTCTTCATCTTTGGATTCGTTGTCTTCAGATTCTTCATTTTGATTTTCATCATCTTCATCTTCGTCATCATCGCTATGAATAATATCCGAATCCGAATAAATGATTGCTTCATCATCGATTTCCGTGTATGTGCCATCGCTATGAGCAATACTAATATTATCTATAAATGCTCCGGGGTTAGCACCAGCAAGAACAAGGCTAACCTCTCTAATTGATCCATGAATGACATCACTGCCATTCTGGACAAGCTTATTAGCAAATATAGAAAGCTTTGATACATCGCCATTGGCTATCATCTCTCTCATATCTTCACCACGCTGAGTATGATTAAGATAACCATAGCAATATACACCATCTTCACGATTCTCAAGTACAGCATGCCCAAGCACATTATCTGGATTATCATGGACGTGCTGCCATACCAAAGGAACCGTCTGTCCATCGTTATCCTTAAATGCGTTCTTACGAATTGTTCTACCATCACCGCACTTGAGATCATTTCTAGTGGCATAACCACTAAAATCCCATTTTGCCATTTTGTTCCTCCTTTATCACTTCTTTTTATTTCGTTTTATATAATCAGATATAGCATTTAAATAACTAGCGCCGACTGTTTTGCCGGTTTTACTAGAACTACTTGATGATTTCGATTTCTTCTCTTCCTGGAATGCAGGATTGGCTCTGATCTTATCCATTTCATCGACCATAATCTGACCATACTTTTCTTCCAATTCTTCTGCTATCTTTTGATAATTAGCTTTTACATTCTCTTTGCCAGCTTCTGTTGCTTCTTTTGCTTTTGCAGTATCTTCCTCTGCTCTAGATGACAACTGTTCAGCGGTTGATGCATAATTACTTTGCGCTGTAGCATATTCTTCGGCAAATTGATCGGCTAATGCATCTCTATTCTTAGAATTAACTTCTTGAAGTTGCTCTATCTGATTTTCAAAACCACGTCTAGCTGCAGCGCTAGGAGCACCTTCCATCTTTTCACGTAACTGAGTTACTTGATTCTGTATACGTTCAGAAGAATTAGCTATTACTGTTTGAAGTCTTGCTTTTGCGGTCTCAATGTTTGCTGATGTTGCGTTTCTTGCGGCCTCTAATGCAGCGGAAAGATTATTAGATATACTCTCAACCGTTGTTTCTAGATCCGTATCGAGTTGCTCTATCTTTCTTTTTGCTTCTTCTGTATGAAGCCCCAATTCTTTAGCATGCTCTTCATCAACTTGTTTCCGCATATATTCAGCAACCGCTTGACCTTCTTCATTAAGACCGGCATTGGATCTTCGACCCTTCAACTTCTTGGTTTTCTCATAATATTCATGAGCTTTATCAGGATCGTAATATTTTGAAGCGTATCCTCCAGGAGGTTCATTAGCGCCTGTATGGGATAATGAATCGTGATACATATTTCGCATATCTTCTAGTTCAGAATCGATATTTTCCATCTGTCCATACTGATTATTTGCGAATTGTTCGTAATCCATAGGGTACTGCTCATAGCCCATCTCACCGTCAGCCGTATTAATATTTCTATTAACAAGCATATCGGCTCTTGGGTCATCTGCGGGCTTGAAACCTAGACTACCTCTAAATTCATTAGGAGTAAGAATTTCATTCCTAGATAAGCTATTAGAAAGATCTGCCAATTCAGTAATAGGAACCAATTTAAGAGGATCTCTAAAGAACATAATTCTTTGTTTCTGCGTCCTTCCTGTTTTGGTTATGAATTTTCTTTGGCATTCTTCCGTTATAGCCGAAATTATAGGTTCTATAGTCCGGTTATAATAATTTAACATCTCTTTATCATCTGCCGTACCATTAAATACTGCTTCCGTCAAACCAAGCTGACTGTAAAGAACTTTTGTCAAATATTCGATTTGCTGCAACAAATTGTTTTCTATGGGATGACCAAGCTGGACGATCTTTTCTGTTCCATCTGTATATGCTATACCATATTTACTATTTGTTAACTGCTCTTCAATCTCTGACCTTCTCTGTTCTGCTTGTTTCTTTCTGGCTTCAGATTTTATGACATAAGGCAACTGAATAATGAGATCTAATTTACCTGAACTGGCTTGTTCATCTACCTGATCGAGTAACGATAACTTTCGAATCAATCGCTGCAATGTCGAATTTCGTTCGTTCATTACAGAATATAATGGATTCTCTATAATGCCAACCGTTTCTTTAAGCATCGTTACTTCTTCTTTTTCACCAGTCTTTTCGTTATACACTTCAACTTTTACAGCTTTAGGGTACCACTCCGTGATCTTTCCAGTTCTTATAGAATTTATCTCAAAAGCTCCAGGAGTCTTAGGTACTGTGTTAGTATCCGTTGGTACTAATGCTACGCAACCTTCATCAAACATAGACATGACAATGTCTCGGACAAATTCTCTAGACGTCTGATCTATGTTTGCTTCTGTTGAAAATATATAATTCAATGAGGAACCATCGATCTTTTCTACAAAATTTTCATTTTCATCTACTCGCACATGTTCAATATCTATAGCAGATACATCAATTGCAATTCTTGTATAAATAGAAGATATAATGGTATTGTCTACGCCTGGCAACAATCTATGCCTATCAGGTCTAGTATAAAAACCAGGCTGAGTATAGGATAATGGCGTAGGATCTTTATTTTGGAAAGCATTCCACGCATGCGCAAGTCTATCTACAAAATTCATACGTCATCTCCTTTTACGAATTTCTATTTGCTAACTGACCAGATGTTAAATATCCGGCTATTTCTGAATATGGCAGATTTGAAGCTGCGCTTATTATAGCATCCGCTCTCGATGTTTGCGATGATGTTGGGGTTGATGCTCTTCGATTACCATATATACTATTAAAAGTATTTGCAAATCTAGAACCAGCATGTGATGCTCTTCTCATATTAGGCCCAGAATTCGATGTCGATGAAGACTGCGATCTAGAACTGGATCTTCCTCTGCTCCTCCATCTAGAGCTACCTCCAGAACTAGAAGTATTCTGCCTAGAGTTACTAGAACTGGAGTTAGAAGCATTTGTGTTATTTGGGTTATGATTACTATTAGAGGCGTTCCTTTTACCGTGTTTATTACCACTAGTATTATTTTCTCCACCATTGACTCTAAAGGCATTATACGCTTGCTTACCCTTATTGCCGGATAGATGTAATCTAGCTGTCAGCGTTGTACCGATCGCACCTATAGCCGCCATAGCAGCTTTCTTACCATTATTTCTAAGATTCGCCTTAACTTCATTTGTTCCTCCACTGACTAAATCAGCGGCTGACTGTAATCCAAAACTAGCAACGAAACTAATAACCCCAGCGCCAACAACTGCTTTAGCGGTTTCTTTTCTTTGAGCAGCGGGGTCGTGAGCATTATAGGTTGCTACTTGTTCATTAAGCCTATTTTTAAGATTCATTCTATAAGTAGCATTTCTGATGTCCTCATTTGACATTTTTGCTAATGTCTTCTTTTGCCCATTACCAAAAAATATAGTCTGCCCCTCATCATTAAGGGTTCCGTTTTTTGTTAAATACGGCTTAATCTTTCGATACTGTAGTGGGTGCTTTCTCTTAAACTCGGCAATCTGTCTCTTCTGATCTCTAGCATCTCGAGCTGCTTGTCTTTCTTTTGACTTTTCAGCTTTTAGCTTATCAGCATTTTTGGTTTTCTGGATTTTAGCTTCCAGTCTCTGGCGTTGTTTCTCGTATTTAATTCGTTCAGCATTCTGAACTTTAGCCATCTTTCTATCTTCTCTAGCTTTAACCGCGGCCATTTTTCGTTCAGCTCTTGCTTTTTCTCTGACTATTTTGATTTCAGATCTTAATTTATTTCGCTCTTCTCCATAACCATAATGTCTTCGGCCTTCAGGAGTTAATGAGCCATCTTTATACTGATAACGTCTTTCGCCCCATCTCATGCCTTTAACACCCTCATGAGATAAATAATTGTTATCCATTATTCAAAGGCCTCCCTGTTGTGTTTATATGCAATATATGCGTCCATCATGGCGGCTACGTTATCAATTTTTGCATCGTAACGTTTTTTCCATAACTTCCTATTACCATTAGTATCTTCCAAAGTAATCGCATTCCCCATAGCGAAACTCATAAGTTTCTCATCGAAACGCAACATTCCTTCTTCCGATAATATCTTCAATTCTCCTAATGGTAACGATTCTGTTTTGGCTCCTTGTATTACCTTTTCAATACCGAATGGCCCATTCTCAGCAGTCCATCGTTCAACAAATTCTCGAGCATTATAAGGGTCATATCCGAACGATCGTACATCATACTCGTTTTCTTGAATATGATGATCGAGATCGTCGTATACTTCCATCATGTCGAGAACCGTTCCATCGAGGATTACTAAAGTTCCTTCTTTAATAAATTCCTCGTATTTACTGCGTGTGGCCATTGGTAATTTAGAGAATGTTAAGGTTGTAATATAACTTCTGGTTTTAACACCAAAAGAATCATCCTCGAGAGGAAATAAAAATGTAAATGCGCAAAAGTCATCTCCTTGCGAAAGGTCGGCTCCAACCGAACAAGTCATTTGCCAGTAATTCCGTTTAGGATGAGGTATTGTTTCTTCATAAGTAAAGAAATATGTATAACCCTCCATAGGAATACCGAAACGCTTTGCTAAAATATCATTTCTATTAGCGGGCGCTGCTTCCATTCGTTCAACATCAAGCTGATACGTTTCATACGAAACAGTCTGACCTATATTTGGCTGTGCTTTAATCCACATAGCAGGATCTGATACTTCTTGAACATCGTCTAGTTTATACCACCAAATTGATGTTCTTGGATTATAATAATCGCCTTTAAGCATGGACATTAATTCCATCTTTATAGTATCGCCAGGTCCATTTCTTACTGTACCCTCTGAACTAACAGCAACTATAATATAATCCTCCATTTTCGAAGCGCCTTGTTCTATTGCTCCTACTACATCTTCACGAATATCACCGGAAAGCCATTCGTCAACGCTGTTAACTTTTGACCTAAGACCGTTAAGTTTATCGATCTCCATTGGTCGAATTTCAAGGGTGGAATTCGTAATAAAGTTCTCAATACCCTTTTTGGTAGATGCTAATTTTTGTCTATTAGCCTTTGATCCGGTAGTATTTTGAAGTGATCCTTCGGTTAAGAATTTAAACCAAGGACCTCTTGCCCTAGCTATAGCGGTCTTTATAGGAGATAGAACTTCTTCTGCCTGCTTCATTGTTGGAGCGGTAGTGATTTGCTGAGTTGTACTACTATCAACTGTTAAAAAATATGATTGTAAACAGGAGACATACATAGATTTTGCAGCACCTCTTGCTACTATCAAATATTGTTTAACAACTAACCGCTTTTTTAAGTATTTTATCTTGTAGCCGCCAGTATTTGGATCTGGCACCTTTCTTTCAACAAAATAAAACCAACTCAATAAATCTTCAGCCCATAGCTTAAATGTATCCAGTAATTTAAGATCAGATCCATCGGTTAATGTGAGTTCATTTTCGCAAAAATCGACGAAACCTTTAATGGCTTCATCGTCATAGAAATATCTAGGATCAGCAATAATATCGTCAATCCTATTCATCTGCATTTCTATTTCTTTACATACTGGTATTTCCCCTCGTAATACAGCATCTCTGAATTTTCCGTAATATATAGGAGTCGCTGTATTTGATAGTGACATGGTTACTCCTTATTAATTATTAAGACCACGCTTGCTTCCGTAAGTGACCCGTTTTCGTTCTGATAGCGTCTAACCCCCATCGCATACCTTTAATGCCATGGTGGGCTAAATATGATCCTTCGGGCTGAACTAAATCATCATATAACATAATTAACCTCTTTCTCGTTAATAAGCATTAATACTTTGTTAGGACTTTTTACAAGATGAAAGGAGCCAAAAATATCTCGGCGGTCATAAGGAGCTACCGATCGCATCCTAACAAAGCATTAATGCCTATTAACTTACCATAATTTTGTATCATTAGGCGACCGATCACCATCCAAGCGTAAAATATCTCTCGTTTGGGTCGTGCCGTAATGTATCATTTG